CGAGTGAGAGTGAGCTTATTGAGCATTGGGATAGATTTTATCCCCTTGTGTTAACAGCACAACTGAGAACTTGTCAGTTCGAAATTGTGTGTTGAGTTTTCTAGCCAAGTTGATGGCATGTCCGGGGTTGGAGAACGATACTTTTTTGTACTTGGGTCCGGGAAACTGAGTGAGCAAGTTACTGGTTTTGAGATTGATGGGTTTTGAGTCAAAAAACACAGCCCACACACCTTCAGAGGCCAGCACTTGCTCAGTTTTGTAGGTTTGCTTGTTGGTGTGCTCAATCAGCACTGTGGGCTTTGGTCTTGACATATCTAACTCCGTGTTTATTTATGCCAATAACTATGCAGATTTAAAACTACCTCCAGAGATCTGCACTTCAATGATTTCTGCACCACGTGTTTGTTGTGCTCGCATTTGTTCCAGCGTCAACAACAGTTTGGTTATATCTGCATGCAAGTCTTTGGCATCACGCATGGGCATGGAGAAGTCTTTTTGTCCACGAGATTCATGTGCCTTGACTGAGTCCACAAAACGATGTATATGCAAACTCATTTTCTAGTTAGATATGGTGATAACACAGGTGGATGCCATCCAGTGGGTTTAAGCACTTTGCCATCTTCACGTTTGCGAACTTTCCCTGTCTCGCTATCAACTTTGGCAAAGTTGGTGCTCATGACTTCTCGCCATGCACCTTCAGCATCAAACCCTGCTGAGTGGATGGCACCAATGGTGACCACAAGAATGTCAATCAACGCATCCAGTTCTGCTTCCATGTCATGAGCTTCTTGAAGTTCACGGAATTCTTCTTCAATCAAACTCTTGTACATGGTGTACTGAGATTCATTCATTGCGTCCACTGATTGGTCGCATGCTCGCATGAATTTTTCTTGATCACGAAAGGGATTTGTCACGTGCTGCCTCCTGAGTATGAAATGGTCCTTGGTATTGGTAACGTTCCAACACAATTAATTTTGGGTTGCGAATCAGTTTCCATGAGCGATGTTGTTTCACAGCATACCAACCTGCGGCATACCATGACTTTGATTTGTTTTCTTTTGTGAACAGCGGTAACTTATGCTTGACATCCCACATGGGGTTGAATGCTCTGCAACCTGTTTCAAATCCATGCACCTGGTCTGGTGCAGGCCGGGTGGTCTTTTCGGGTGGCGCAAATTCAATGTTGACCTTTTTACGCACCATGGGAATGGTTTTAAACCGGCCCACTTGATCATTGATGCGTACAGTGTAGCCGTCGGCTTCAGCTTCTACCACGCCAATCTTGCGATCATCCTGCTTCAAGATCCAATACTTTTTATCCACTATGGGTTTGGCTTCGATCATCTAATACTCCTTTGTATGTTTGATTCAACCAGCGACTGATGGCATCTGCATAGTCACTGAGTTTGGTGAGTTCATATTTGCCACAGAATCTTAAAAATTGCGCACCTACCATGCCCACATCTCTATGACTAATCTGCTCACGTATGGCTTCATCTACCACAGCTTTGATCGCATCGGGCTGTGCAGTAAGATCAATCAACACACGATTGCGTTCATAATCTTCCAACACCTTGCGTTCTGTTTGCTCATGATCCATCCAACGTTGCAACATGAGATTGTTCCACGCATAGCCACGACGGTCACGATCTTCAAACGCTTCTGTCAGTCCCACTTGATTCTTTGTGCCTTTCACACGCACACCTGGATAGGCTGAAAACACATTGTCACCGGGATCACCACGCATGCACTTCAAGAACAACACCCACTTCTGATAGTCAGTGGGAGGCACAAAGTTGGCATCGGCTTTGCCAACCTTGATCTTTGAGTTACTCTCAATAGTGAATGCCAAGTTTTTGCCTTTTGCGTCTGTGACACCAGCAGTACTGAACAAGTGATCGTTGATGCCATTGTAGAGTTTGACATTGGGTGCAATCAACTGCACAAAGTCAGAATCTGAGCTGACAACGACGTGTTCGTCTTGGGGGTGTAAAGCAATCCAACGTGCAATGATATCGTCTGCTTCTGCTGTGGCACAACGGATAACACTACAGTTGGTTCGTGTAGACAAGTATTTAGTCAGCTCATCATACGTTTCCCAGAACAGTTTGTCCTCTTCTGCCTCTGATTCACTCATTTGCCCACGTGCTACAGCACGATTGGCTTTGTAGGGTCGGTAATAATCTTTGCGCCAGCTTCGACCTTCCAGTGCGAATACCACATGATCAGCACCCAAATCACGTGCTACTTTGTTTACACTCATCAGTGTCAGGTGCAGGGCAAAGCCCAATTTGGTCCATGTGTCCGCGGCACGATGCGCTTGGTGCCGCGCACGGAAAAACATGTTAGAGGTATCAATCAGTAGGTAGCGCATGTGTGTTCACCAAGTTGTTTTGCTTGATGTATTGTAACACAACTTCGGCCCAATAGCTATGGGCACTGGGTCCAAAATGCCAACTCTGTGGGTTTACTGTTGAAAATCCAGTGTTTTTTAATACATTAGTATAGGTCATTTTGGCATGGTAGGGATTCATGTAACAACCGCTCCAATTAAAATGATTGGGCATGCCGTCAAAGTTGCTGTTGCCATTGAAGAACACATGCTGAATATTCTTGTTGTTGAGTTCTTGGTGAAACTGCCAAATTTCTCTGTGTGCTTGTTCAGCACAGCGTTCCCAATTTATACTGGAAACAAATTGTTTGTACCGATCTTGCAACGCCGCGGGCACATGATCAATGCCGGATGCATTGACTTGCCAATATTGCCCCTCATACGCCCATTCTTCTCGTTCCCACGTTGACCATTGTATGACCATGACAGTACGATCCAACCGGTTGTAGTTTTTTTGTATCCAGTTGCGTGTGGTACGCATGATTCTAGCATTGCTGGCAGCCGACTCTGCGTCACAGTAAAATTCCGCATTGATCAGTTTGGCCAAATGATGCCCCCAACTCACTGCAAGGTTGGCCGGATGAGGATGTCGACCTAGATGATATAATTCTCTGTCATCTTCGGCAAAGCAATGTGGGTTTACTGCTTCGGCAGCCGCAGTATGACTATCACCATTTACATACAGTATCATCGTGGACTAGGCCCACCTGTGTCATCTGCACCAGTTGGTTCCCATTCTTCCAGTTTCTTTTTTAGAGATTCAGCCTGTACCACACGCTGGCGCAGTTCACTGCTGCTGAACGAATGATCACGACCATTGAAGTGCAATTCAATATCACGTTTGTGACAAATCTCACGACCAGTAAATTCTCGACCTTCATACTCCACACCCAGTATACGCACATCAATGGGCAGGATCAGCAACAAGTCTTCTAGATCTTTTTCTGTATTGTATACCCAAACTTCATCCACATACTTGCAACCTATGAGTTGTAGTTGTCGTTCCACAATGCTCTGCACTGGCCTATTTTTGTTGGGACGATCCAAGGTGGGATCGTTTTGCAACGCACAGATCAGGTAGTCACATTCTTCCTTGGCCTCACGCAACATGGCAATGTGGCCAGCATGTAACAAATCAAAAGTTGAAGCAGTAAAGCCCACACGTCTTCCATCCATCATATCAATATCCTTAACTAATCTCAGTGCGCCCGTCGCCAATATCTCGGGTGTGTACATAACCATTTGCTGAGTTGCGCATGGCTTGATCTTGTTCCCATGTTTCCATCACCACGTGTCTGCACACATTCTGGAACCAACGGTCCACAATGTCCGAGTCTGCGTCTGCGGGTTTCATCATGTACCCGGCCTTGACCAGTCGGGCAATGAATATTTCATTCCAGTCCAGTTCAAATGCACCTTGATGCAAGTTGTTGGGATCAATGTCCATGGTCACAATGGCCACATAAGGTTCACCTTTTTCAGTGGCAAGTTCTTTGGCAGTTTTCTCCGGTGCCTTGGTCACACGAATAACTTTTTCCTTTTGCTCTTTTGCAGGAGGTTTTGTTTTAAATCGATCAAAGAATCCCATTATTTGCCCCATCCGTTGCCCCAAAGGTCAACGTGTAATCGTGGACTGTACCAGTAGCCACGCTTGAGTGCTTCGTCAGCAACATTGATTCTGTTGCCATCATACACTGACACCACACCGCCCACAGGCATCACAAACACAGGTCCACCAAATTCACGCAGTCTATATTCATCCACAGCACGATCCAGTTCATCAAAGTCCTCAACTTTTTCCACCACAAACTTGAGATAGGTCACGCCATATGTTTCGTAGTCCCAGACCACATCAGGCTTGATGGCGTCTTCCCACGACTCACCACTCACACTCAGTTTAGGGCTCACACTGAACGTAATTTCACCAAACCAATTGCGCAAGTAATCCTTAAACTCTCGAGTTAAGTCTTGAGTGCCATTGGTTTCAAATGTGATGTGTCGTAGGCCACGTTCGTGCAATACATCTAACAATTCTGGGTAAGCACGTTGCCAACCCAACAATGGCTCGCCACCTGTGATTACCAAATGCACAGGATTGCCATTGGGTTGTAGCCAGTTGCCATTAGGCAATAG